GTTCTTGTTATGAATATACTATTTATACAGATCCAACGGACATTCATTCTTATATTCTTGATGAAAATAAACGTAGAAAATGGTTTACTCATGAAGAGTATATGGAATATTATGAAAAGATCTTTAAGGAATACACTCTCAAACAACAACGAGATATGAAGTTTAGATTGAAGAAAATGCAATTAATAGCTGATGATGAAATTACAGTTGATCAAATGGTTGAAAAGAGTTCTATAGAATTAGAAAAGGGTGAATTACTTTCAGACAGCTTGGAAAAGAAAATAACGGCTGAAGAACTTGTAAACATTATGATAGAAGATGCAGATAATGTTGTTGAAATGGCAACTGATCTGGTACTCGGACAAGGAGATCATGATGAAGAAGTAAAAAGAAATTCACTATTGAAATCAATTGGAGCTCGATTTAAAGCAGGACTATTGGATGATTATGGTAAGGGATATTGTGTTGAATGCAAATGTGTTTTCAAGACAACATTAAGATACAAATGTTCCAATGATATCAAAATAAGATGTGGTTATGATCAAAAGAAATTGAAAAACTATGAATATGCTGATGAATGTGGAAAAGGTATTTGTGCTGAATGTTGGGAGAAGACTAATAAATGTATTGAAGAAATATTAAAACCAGGAAGAATATGTGACTGTGGTGCTGCTTTTCAGGATATACTAACTGATCCTGGATATTTGGTTGGTTTGTTGCATAAAGTAAGAAAATGGAAAGGACAAATTTTATGTAAATTGGTTAACTTTTATAAGGTAATACCGGGATGGACAATAAAATCATTGAAATATATTTTCTCTGGTTTGTTGGCTATGGCAAAAGTTAATTATATAGCAAATCGATCAGCACAAGGAGCACTAGCTGGAGCATGGATTGGGACATATTTATATCACAAGGTAAATGGTCAAGGTGATAATGATGATATTGACTTTTACAATCTTGAGGGAATATGTCCAGAGGGTACACCATCAACTAGACAACCGTACTACTATCCATTGATGAAGAATAAAAATACAAAGCGTTATTGTATGCATAAGGGAGCTAGTGCATCACAGATCACTACTGAATGTGATGTTGCTTATCGCGATAGAATGTGGGCAATAATAACACCTAATGAAACACTTGGTTGGCCGGCTCAATATTGTTGCAAAGATTGTAATTATGAAGAGTATCGTGTTGCTTTGTGTGAAAGATGGGCAGAATGTAATTCACAATGGGAAACATTATTGAAATACAAACGTGAAAATGGTAATGGAGCATGGGCGTTACGAAGTATACCAACAGAATTTGTTTCTAGTGAAGCAACATGGAAACCACCTAAAAAGTCATTTTTTGATTGGATTAAACAACATGGATCCAAAATATTAAAAATGGCTATAGGTTCATTGGCTTTACTTGGATCGTTAACATTGGTTTTTGAATCAGTAAAATGTATCAAATCATTGTTTAATGTGACAAAGGGTCAAGGTTATGTTCAAAATGGAACTAGAGCAGCAAAAGTAAAAGTAACACCGCCGCAATTGCAAGCATTGGTACTTGGTAATGGAGGAGAAAACACACAAGAACAATGTATATTAAATGCAATAAAGAACAACGTAGTATTTTTAAGAGTAGTAACAGGAGAAACAACAAATGTAGTTCGTGTACAGGGTATATGTGAAAATATTGGATTGCTAACTGAACATCAAGCATTAGCTATTTTACTAAGAATGAGTCGTGGTGCTGTTGCAGAATATGCATATGCATTCGAAGAGGGTGAAAAGTTAATGTGGAAGAAGTTTGTTCCAGATTTTAAACAGATACCAGAAATGAAGAAAAACGGATGGAATTTGGTTGCTGTCTTATTACCAAAGGGACGTCAATTTAAAAATATTGTAAAATATTTCTTGCCTGTAAAACATTTTGCACACTATCCACGTGAATGTGATGGATTAATAGTTGAAAAAACTAAGGGAAATGTTACTATAGAGCAAGTTACAATTGATTGTCTTCATCCTGGACCTATTGTGGCTAAACATGACGAAATAGGAAAAGTTGATGAATTAAGAATGGTATTTAAGAGTACAATGAGTGGTGTTGGTAAATGTGGTTCTTTATTGATTATGAGAGATAGTAGAACACCTATATTTGGTTTTCATATTGCAGGAGTAGAAAATGTGAGAATTGGTTTTCAGGTTCCATTGTGTCAGGAAACAATAAACAAAATTTTGTACAGCCTTATGAACGTGAAGGGACAAGGTGAAACAGATATAGATTTTGTTGCAACTGTTGATGACAAATTTAAACCGTTCCAATCTGATAAAACATCTATCAGACCATCTGTATTTCGTGCTAAAATGGAATTACAGGGAATGAAATCAAGTACTGAACCTGTAGTTCTATCAAAACATGATCCAAGATGGGTTGGAAGAGAACATTCTCCATTATGGAATGGAGCACTTAAACATATGATGAATCCAATGAAAATGATGGA